TCATGCGGGAATAAGGCGGCTTGCGATGGCGTCAACGTCTGCTCGATCTTCATCGATCGCATCGAACAAATAGCCGTACAAATCGTAGGTCACCTGGATCGATGAGTGTCCCATGAGCGTCTGCACCTTTTTGGGAGACATCTTCTGCTCAATGAAAAGGGCAGCCGCTGCGTGGCGCAGGGCGTGCAGGCCGTACTTGGCTGCCATTATTGGCTGCCCGTCCTCGTCGACGTCAGCTGTCTTGTTGCTGATGCCGAGACTAATCTGGAGCGGAAAGAAGCATCGGTTGAGAATATTCTGATGGTATTCGACGTTGCCCTTGCCGTTCGGGAAAACGAGGTTCATGTCGCCCTTGGGGCAGACCTTCTTCCACGCCTTGAGAGCTTTGACGAGAGTGGGCGATAGCGGCACATCACGGTTGCCGGCCGCGGATTTCGGCGGCCCGATCTTGTTTGACAGGCTGGCGCGCTGCCGCACCTTAATTATGCCTGCGTCAAGGTCGACGTGATCCCATGTCAGGCCGCGCAACTCCGACCCTCGTAAGCCAGTGAATACGGCTGTCCATATAAGCGGCTTCCACTTTTCTGAGACACCCTTGAGCAATGCGCGGAGCTCTGCCTTTGTCGGCATCTCCGGCCGCTCGGCTTCGCGTTTGGAGATCTTAACGCGAACTGCGGTCATTGGATTGTGCGCGGCCAATCCGACTCGCTGAGCTTCACTGATGATTCCGGATAGCGAAGTGAGAACGCGCTTGACCATGGCGCGCGATCTGGTCTGCAGGAGCTCGTCTTTAAACGCCTCAATCGCTGGTGCGGAAAGCGCGCTCAGCTTCCTAGCGCCTATCAGCGGCAAGATATGCAAGCGCACGTGCTGTTCGTAAGCAGAGAGTGTCGACGCTTCCAGACCATCGGCGTCGCCTCGCTTAAGCCAAATAGCCGCAGCCTCCTTCACGGTGATAGAAGCGCTATCCGCCACGTGCACGCCACGGGCGACTTCGCCGCGGGCCTGCACAAGGAAAGCGTCCGCTTCCTTTTTCAACGTGAACTGCTTCGACCGCCGCGCGCCAGAGCCGTCCCGATAATCGGCCTGCCAAACAACCTTACCGGAGGGGAGGGTGCGTTTTCGTACTGTAGCCATGCGCAACAGTTAATCGACTAACGGACCCATTGCAACACGTTGCAACCTATTGACAAAAATGTAAAACGGTCCTATACAAATAACACTCTATAGGCCAAACATAGAGTACATGTCAAGGTTTACAGTGTCAACCCCAGAGGAGAAAAAATTTTGAAAGCTGCTAACGACAACATTGCAACCGACATTTTGAAGGGCGCCGATGAGATCGCGGCCTTTCTCGGGGAGGACCGCCGAGCCGTATTCTACGCTATTTCCAAAGGGCGTCTGCCGTGCTTCCGCGTCGGCCAGAACATCCGCGCCAGGAAGACAACCTTGTTGGCTTGGATCGCGCAGCAGGAACAAACCACCCGAGCCGCCTAGACCTTGCCGCTAGCCGGCCAACGCCGTTAGTTCCCCAGCAACACACCAGAATCATCAACCATTGCCGACCGGCCGCGCGCCGGCGAGGAGGATTTTTGCGCCAGCAACAAAGTGCAGCAGCCAAATTGGCGGCATTCGAAGACAAGATCCGATCTGACCTGCAGGTGCCGAACGGCGAAGACTGGACCCTCTATCTTCCCGAGAACAGCCGAGGCGATCGCATCTTTGCAGAGTGGCAGCGATTAGGTGCCGTGGCGCGAAAAGCTGAGGGCGCGAGGTGAGAGTCATTGCAATCAGACCCGAACCTTCGGGGGCGAAAAACACCATCGCGCGCTTTGACGTCGAGTTATCCGACGGCATTAGACTCTTCAACTTGAAGCTATCCAACGGTGGGAACGGACTGCGCGTTTTTGCACCGTCTGCCTTTGGGACGGCAGCAGCCACCTTTACGCACCCAGTCGCCGCTGCGCTTGCAGAAGCAGCCAACAAAAAGCTCGGAGAGATCGCCCACAATGCAACCCGCGCAGCAGAATAGCGACATCACACCCGCGGACGTTCGCCGCGCATTGATTGAGAATGGCTACCGCTACGTGCCAGCCAAGGGTAAAGGCCCGATCATAAAAGACTGGCCAAATTTCTCCCAGCGCCCTGAGCAGATCGATGGTTACCTGCGGAAGCATGCCGATCACCAGAACACCGGGGTTCTGACTGGCGATATCGTCGCCATTGATGTCGACGCACCAGATGCGGCGATCGCCGACCAGCTTATTGCTCGCTTGATGGCGATTCCTGGCGCAAAGCGAGCTCCATATCGTGTCGGCAAGGCGCCGAAGTGCCTCTTCATCTTCAAGGCCACAGAGCCACGTCGCAAGGTGTCGACTGGTGAATACCTGATCGGCGGAAGCAAGTGCCAGGTTGAAGTCCTCGGCCAAGGACAACAATTCGTTGCGTATGGCAATCACGCGGAGACCGGCCTGCCGTATGTTTGGTCAAACGGTGAACCGCTGTCGATTCCGCTGCATAATCTTCCGAAAATCACGCCCGATGCCGTTGACGCCTTTCTGGCTGATGCGGACGCCATCCTGGCAAAAGCCGGGACACCAATGAAGAAGAAATCAGAGCCGCGCCAGCGGGGCCGAGGCGCCGAAACGTTCTGGCAGCGCGTCAACACGGCAGCTTTGGACAATACGGACTCGTGGGTACCATCGCTCTTTTCATCCGCACGGAAGGAGGCTGGGACCGGCGCCTGGCGCATCACGTCTAAGGAGCTCGGGCGCGAACTCGAAGAGGATCTTTCTATCCATCATGACGGCATCCAGGACTTCGGTCTTGAACAGCCGGAAACGCCGCTTTCACTGGTCGAGAAATGGGGTGGCGCACCATCCCCCAAGGATGCCGCATTCTGGCTGTGCGAGCGGCTCGGTTGTGATCCGGCTGACTTTGGATGGGAGCAACGTGAGCTTGGCGTGCGGATGACGTTGGGCAGTCTGTCAAGAACACCTGCTGCGGCAAACGACGACGTCGAAGATGATGACGACGATCACGATCACGAAGAGCCATCGGCGGCTCTCCCGCAGTCTACCGGGCTGCCAGAACACCTGTGCTTTCCACCCGGCGCGGTCGGTGACTTCGCACGATTCATCGTGTCGTGCGCTCGCTTCCCTTCGCCCCACCTTTCACTCGTCGCCTCGCTCGCCTTCACGGCAGGTCTGATCGGTCGGCGATACAAAGGGCCGACGGGGCTACGCTCCAACATCTACGTCGTCGGCCTCGCGGAATCGGGCTTTGGCAAGGACATCACCATTCGAGCTTCCGCGGCTCTGGCGGACAGTACCGACTATGGCGACAAGGTCTCCGAATGGCTTTTCATGGATCAGATCCGAAGCCTTCCCGGTCTCACGAACAAGCTGCGCAAATCTCCGTCGTCAGTCTGTATCCAAGACGAGTTCGGGCGTTGGCTAGCCGATCACACGGGCCGCAATGTCGCGACACACAGGGCCGAAATCGCCACCGCCTTGATGGAGTTGACAGGCGCCCCTCAGGGCTTTTGGGGCGGCCAGGAGAAGGCGGCTGGCAACGTCGCGAGAATCGTTGCTCCATGCTTCACGATTCACGGCGTGTCGACGCCGTCGACGTTCTGGAATGCGCTCTCGAGTGGGAACATTTCGGAAGGTCTGCTCGGCCGCCTCGTTCTGATTGACGTCGGCAACGCAGAGCCGGTGAAAGTGCGCCGCCCAGAGGGTAGTATCGAGAATATTCCGTCCGGGCTTTCGGATCAGGTGGCCGCTCTTCTCGGGCTGTCAGCCGGTCGGTTTACCGGGCCGTTCTTTGCTTTGAGCGCGAAGTCGGACGAGAGGCCACACCCCATCATGACTGCCGAATGGGCGCCGGGTGTCGACGATCTATTCGAGGATTTCGACGATCGAATCCGCGGCATGAGAAAAACAATCGACCCGCAGTATCGGCCGATCTTAAACCGCGTCGGTGAAAATTCGGCCCGGCTGGCTTTGATAGTTGCGGTTGGATGCGATCCGAAGGAGCCGGTAATCACCTCGGAAATTCAGACATGGGCCAATGCGGTTGCCGAGCACAGTCTGCAGGTCATCCTCCGAGGAGCCAACGACAACATCGCGGATAATGAAAAGGCGGCTGAATATCTGCGGGTTCGCCAGCAGGTTACTCGGCGAGGGCAGTCTGGCATCACATTGCGCGAGATCATTAAGAACCTACGGGGCGCGATCGATCGGCGTCGCCTGGAAGACATTCTGTCCATGCTGCGGCAAGCGAGAGAGATACACCTTGCGAGGCTCACGGTAGAGAGCGGCCAGTCGAAAGTGCGGTTTTGGTCCGCTGAATCGCTCCCCGACGCGGCAGTCATCATCCCGCTCGAGAGTGGGTGAGGGGCTGGGGGAAAGACCCGCCGCGAGACAGGGGAAAGACTGGGTGCAAAATGTATTGAGGCGAAAAACGACCTGCAAATCTCCCCCGGTCTTACCCCACCCTTTCCCCCAGTCTTGCACCCACCCTTTCACCCGGTCTTTCACCTAAACAATACAATAAAAACAATGATGTATATAAGAGTGGGTACTTCTAGAATGGGGATATACCCCCGAGACCGTTTTTGAGTCCCCAAAACACAGATCACTCACGCGCGAAAGGAGACATCATGACCATCGAGGTTAGTGAAACAAGAAACGGAAAAACAATCATGCACCGGCTGGACCCGTCACAGGTCGACGAGATCGACGAGATTTCCGGCGATGAGCAACAGGCATTGGTCTGGTGTGAAACACACAAAAACTGGGAATGGCACTGGATCGACCGCACCGAACTTGGCAATCGCTAGAGGAGAACAGAATGACCAGAGCATCTGAAACTTTCGCCACCAAGCATGACATTGCCGCCACCGCGGAAGACGTCGCACGCATCCGCCGCGCACTTGATCGATTTTACACTGCGGTCGAAACCGCAGAGCCGGTATCCGACACGTACGTCCAGATCCATGCTGGCGATCCAATCCGCGCCGCCTTCATCAAACACAACCCCCTTTCAGGTCAAGCGCACGGCGTCTCGATGGTGCTGGCAGAGATGCCCGAAACGTGGCCGCCGAAGTACCGAACGAGCGTCGCCTACCATCTGTCGCCGCTGCTTGCAGACGCAATCAACTCGTAAGGGAAAACGATGATCCGCTCCAAAATACAAAACATCGGCGGCCCATTTCCTGGCCGCGGCGCGGCCCCAGCAATGACCCGAGATTTCCATCTACCCCGCGGTCAGCGAGCAGGATTCGAAAAACTTAACGACCTCGCAGCTATGCGCCCGACCATCGTGGACGCCGGCTCGCTTGTGGCGGCGAACGATAACAAGCGCTTTCGGTTGGTCGCGAATGCTGGCACAACAACCGAGGAGAACACGAAGTGAAATTCAAAACCTTCAGCGACGCCTTCACGGCGGATCGCCCCCTTGCAGCCGCCAACGACAACGCGCCCCGCAAGCCCAAGACACCGAGATACCGCGGCACACTCCCAGCACTGCGGTGGCTGTTCGATAATCATTCCGATCTTGCGCCGGCACTGGCCGCCGCGCTTCCAAAGCCGGCCAGCAACTGGTGCCCGGATGCCGACGACAACGCTCAAGAGATCCGCCCGACCGTCGGCGAGTTGATGAAGGCGGCAAGCGATGCGTTTCGTGTTTATGTCAAGGATGGCGTTCGCCATGTAGGTGCGGGTTTGGTCGTGAAATGGGACGAAAAAGCTGAGATCGAGCGGATTACCTTGGGTTCTCTGCTCTTCCATAGCGGCCGCTTGGTTGAATGGGGATCAACGAAGTCGGGGCACAAGCTTCGCCCCGTCGACCGCGTCAAAGCCGGCGGAGGCAGCAATTCATCGCACCGCAGCCCCAGCCGCTATCTCAAGACAAAACCGACAACGCCGTCGCCGATGCATGCCGCGCCGCTTCCAAGAAACGTGTCCGACAGACCAGTCCTACCGCCTATGCTCGACCCGCAGGCGGGCGTTGAAGCAAACCGCGCCCTGTTGCGCAGTTTGGGTGTGGACGGCTCAATTCGCTTCGATGATCTGCCAGTGCCAGCAACGAAATGCGAGACCGCTGTGGCCAAAGGCGCTGGATTTCTAGGTGGTGTGTCCCGGCCGAGCGGAAACTCGTCGAGTGGAGCCCAAGCGTGGGAAGCCCCGGAAGTTCGCCAGGGTGAGGTCGCGTCGGTTGTCGAGGAAGTCGCGAGCCGCGGTACGCTGAAGTCGATCGGCCTACGCCTTGGTTACGCCGAGGGATATGCAGACCGAGCCGGGAAGGCGGCGCTCATCGAGGCGGCAAAAACGCTGGCAGCGGCGAACGACAATAAAAATGTTGAGCAGCGTGTGCCCGTTCGTGGCGCGATGTGACGTATGGGGTGAAGGGATGAGCATCCTATTGGTTGCAGTCCCAAGCCCCTTGCGCCCACGGGCGCCGCTCGCACATGCTGCAGTTAGTTGCAGCCTCTGAGGTGGGCGTAACTATAACGCGGGGTAGAGAAGCGGTCATCTCGCCAGCCTCATAAGCTGGAAATCATGGGTTCGAATCCCATCCCCGACACCAATTGGCAGTTCTAGGGTCTAACCCGCGACATCGCCTCGTTGACCGGCTTCGGTCCTGCGGTGGCTGCCAATCCCCATTGCCGCAGCGCGCCTCCTCTCGCGACGTGGCAATCATGCGCCAGGTTGAGCGGTCTATCTGCTCCCTGGCGCTTCCCCCTTTGCGTGGTGTGTATGACTGACCATCGTAGCGAAGAGGCGGCGCGCTATAGGCGGCTTTATAAAACAACCAGGTGGAAGCGAATTCGTGGGCGCCAATTGGCAACGCACCCACTTTGCCAATGGTGTCTAGAGTCCGAGATCGTCACTGAGGCAACCGAGGTGCACCACGCAGAGGGCGGACATAAGGGTGATATAGGCAAGTTCTTCAATGGCCCATTCGTCAGCACGTGCAAGCCCTGTCACTCATCACGAGGGCAACGAGAAGACCTTGGGCAGGTGACGCAGACATTCGGCGAGGACGGATGGCCGGTCGACTGACCCCACCGGGGCTTCGATGTCTGGGGCGTTCCGGGCCGGGTACCGGCGGCACAAAAGAACGCGTTACGCCGCAGGTTTTGAGATTATTTTTAAGCAGTCTGGGAGCGATCTATGGGCGCGAGAGGACCGCGGCCTGAAACTCCTGAAATACAGGCCCTGAAAGGCAATCCAGGCAAGCGAAAGAAGCGTGCGCCATCGATAAAACCGGCCGGCGAGACCGTCATTCCGAACTACCTGAAGGGTGACGCGCTAGCCTGTTTCAAGATGATTACGGCAGCCATGCCACCCGGATATTTTGCCTCGACCGACACGGGCTCGATTGCTGTGTACGCAGCGGCATGGGCAGACCACAAGGCGGCCGTTAGCGCGTTGGCTGTGGAGCCGGCGATTGTTGATGGCTCAACCGGCAATAAGCAGCCGAATCCGTGGTTCAAGATCAAGAACGAAGCGGCTCGCATCATGATGGCCATGGGCGATCGCTTGGGGCTCGACCCCAAGTCTAGAGCGGCGCTTTCGCCTCCAGAGGAGAAGAAGTCATCGAAGTTCAGCGGCCTGATTGGGCGAAGCGCGGAGACGGCGTAACGACTGACGGCCTGGCACGCGCAAAACAGGTGATTGATTTCATCGAACTGCTGCGTGTACCGAGCGGCGAGGGACAAGGCGAGTACATCAAGCTTCGACCGTGGCAGAAGCAATTCGTCACGGACTTATATGCACCGCAAAACGACGCGGGTAGGCGCCGAGTACGGCGAGCAATCCTGTCTGTGGCGCGTAAGAATGGAAAAACGGCGCTAATTGCAGCCATCGTCTTGGCCCACCTTGTCGGGCCTGTCTCGGAGATCAACGGCGAAATTTACTCGGCCGCAACGGATCGCGAGCAGGCTGGTCAAGTCTTCAAATTCTGCAGACAGATCGTCGAGGCGGACCCCGAACTGGACGCTGCGAGCGGCGGACTCATCACGGTTGTCCCGTCGACAAAGACGCTAGTTTGCAAGAGCAACGGCTCGTTTTACCGGGCGCTGTCGGCCGAGGCGGGAACGAAGCACGGCCTGAACCCTTCTGTGTGGATCTACGACGAGTTGGCGCAGGCCCGCGACCAAGAGCTATACGAGGTCATGAACACCTCGCAGGGCGCGCGCAAGGAGCCTCTTGGAATCGTCATTTCAACGCAATCTCCTGATCCTGAGCACCCACTTTCAAAATTGGTCGATGATGCTCTCGTCGCGGATGACAACACCGTCTTGGTGCACCTCTATTGCGCAAACGACGACGCAGACATCATGGACGAGAAAGCGTGGCGGGCGGCTAATCCCGCGCTCGGTGACTTTCGTTCTATAGACGATCTACGCGCTCTTGCTGTGCAGGCTACGCGAATGAAGACGCTCGAGTCCTCATTCCGCAACTTGTATCTGAATCAGCGAGTTGACCAAAATTCGCCGCTTATTCCGCGATCGGAGTGGAAGGCTTGTCAGACCGGCGACACGTTACGGCTTGGCGAGAAGATTTATCTTGGCCTTGACCTTTCCGCTGTGGGCGACCTGACGGCGCTTGTCGGTGTGTCTGCAGAGTTTGCGGAAGATCGCATTGGCGCATGGCACTGGAAGCCGCAGGAGTGGGTGCAAGACCACGCCCACCGCGACCGAGCGCCGTATGACGTGTGGTCGCGAGCGGATGAGGGGTGGCTGGAAACGCCGCCTGGCCGCATTGTCGACTACGGCTTCGTTGCAAAACGAATCGCGCAAATACGGGACGACTATGAGATCGTCGGGATTGCCTATGACCGCTGGCGCATCGAGCATCTTTTGGCTGAATTCGTTCGTCTTGGCGTCGACGCGTACATTGACGGCAAAGACAACGATCTAAGCGGCGGCATAAGGCTGGTGCCGTGGGGGCAGGGCTTCCGCGACATGGCTCCGGCCGTAGATGCGCTTGAAGCGTCCGTCATTAATCGGAAATTCAAGCACAACGGCAACCCTGTCTTGGGCTTTTGCTTCGCAAACGCGATTGTCGTTTCGGACCCCTCTGGGAATCGCAAGCTCGACAAAACCAAAACGCGCTTTCGTATCGATGGTGCCGTGGCAACGTGCCAGGCGCTAGGTCTCAAGTACCGAGAAGTCGAACAGCCTTCCGAGGTCACGTCCTTCTGGGAAGTCCTGAATCCCAACCAGCAATACTAAAACAACAAGGAAAGCCGGATGGGTCTCATTGATAGGCTGCTCGGCCGCAAGGCCGAAGCAAAGGCCGTGTCGTTCGATCCCGTGTGGCTCGACTGGTTCGGTTCTAGGCAATCGAAGGCAGGCGTTCCCGTTAATTGGGAGCGCGCGCTGGACGTTTCCACGGTATTTGCGTGTATCAGAGTTATCGCTAATGGCGTTGCGCAGGTTCCACTGCGCGTCATGAAGGAATTGCCTGACGGGAAGGGCGGTACTCCCGCCACCGAGCACCCGCTGTACGCAGTCCTGAACCGGCGCCCCAACAAGTGGATGACTTCTTTCGAGCTCCGGGAGACGCTGATATTCCACGCGGCGCTGACCGGCAACGCATTCTTCTACAAAAACATGGTCCGCGGCCAGGTCAGGGAACTTATCCCGATCGATCCCGGCTGCGTCACGATTACGCGGAACAACGACTATTCGCTGACTTACACGGTAAGCGGCCTTGATGGGCGGTCGATGGACTTTCCTCAGTCGTTGATCTGGCACATCCGCGGGCCGTCTTGGGACACGTGGCGCGGCTTGGACGCCGTGCAGCAGGCTCGCGAGGCAATCGGCCTCACGATCGCGACGGAAAACACGCAGGCTGAGCTGCACGCAAACGGCGCGATGCCTTCCGGCGTGTATTCGACCGATCAGAAGATTGATCCGGAGAAATACAAGCATATTCAGGCTTGGATTGCGGCTCAGGTGAGCGGCGCCAACCGGCACAAGCCGTTTGTCATCGACTCGAACTTTAAGTGGACGCCGCAGTCAATGAGCGGCGTCGACGCACAGCATCTTGAGACGCGAAAATTCCAGACCGAGCAGCTTTGCCAGTCTCTTGGCGTGTTTCCGCAGATGATCGGGCACGCCGGCCAGGCAATGACGTTTGCGAGCGCAGAGCAAGTGTTTTTGGCTCACGTTGTGCATACGCTCGGGCCGTGGTGGGAGCGAATCCAGCAATCCATAGACGTTAACTTGCTCGATGGGCCGGAGGATGCCGGTTATTACGCAAAATTTAACGCCAACGGACTGCTTAAGGGTGCCCACAAGGACCGTGCCGAGTTCTATTCCAAGGCTCTCGGTACTGGCGGGTCGCCTGCATACATGACGCCGAACGAGATTCGCGCACTTGAAGACCTGAATCCGATCGAGGGCGGCGACGAATTGCCAAGGCCGACGAACGTTGGTGGTGCTCCGGCGCCTGAGAAGCCGAAAGACAGCGCACAGGATCCCAAAAATGACGAAGAATAGGGACGGCGGAGCCATAGAGCACCGCAGTTTCGGTCTTGGCGAGGTAAAATTTGCCGATTCCGACGGCGAAATGACGTTTTCCGGCTACGGTGCAGTTTTTGGCAACGTCGACAGTTATGGAGACGTGATTGCGAAGGGCGCTTTCGCTGATACGCTGAAAAAAGCGAAAGCCAGCGGCGTTTGGCCTGCGATGTTGTCGCAGCACGGCGGAATGTTCGGCGAGGATATGACGCCTATCGGCGTTTGGACCGAAATGCGCGAGGACGACACCGGGCTATGGGTTGAGGGCAAGTTTGCGCCCACCCCCCGCGGCAAGGAAGCGTACGAACTCCTTAAAATGAAGCCTCGGTCGGCATTCAACGGCCTCTCCATCGGCTTTCGCGCCAAGGAGTGGGCGGTACGCACTCAGCCGGAGGATCCGCGGCGCACACTTAAGGCGGTCGAACTGCTCGAAGTTTCACTGGTCACCTTTCCGGCCAACGGCAAGGCGCGAGTATTGAGCGTCAAATCAGAATTCAACCCTCGAGACATCGAAGACGGCCTGCGTGAAGCAGGTTTGTCGAGGGCGGACAGCGTGAAGGCTGTTGCGGTCTTCAAGAGCATGCTGCTTCGCGACGAAGCGGAGGACACGACTCCTCGTGATGAGGATGAAACGGCCAAAAAGAGCGAGGCGGAGCTAGCCGAGCTTGCCGAGCGCATCAAGGCGCTGATCGCCGGTTAAGGCGACACGCTCTCAGTAACCCCACATCATCAGGAGATCACCATGGCCGATTCTGCCATTGAAAAAGTTATGACTGCGTTTGAGGAATTTAAGTCCACAAACGACGCGGCCCTTGCCGAACTGAAAAAGAAGGGCGTCAACGACCCGATCGTCACCGAGAAGCTCGGCAAGATCGAGGCCACTCTGGCATCGTTCGAAGACGCCAACCAGAAGGCAACCGCCGCTCTTCTCGAGGCCAAGAAGGCCGCCGAGGAAGAGAAGAAGCACGTCGATGAGCTCGAAGAGAAGCTGAATCGCCTCTCGCTCGCTGGCGCTGGCTCTGCCGACAAGGTCGCTGAGCGCAAGGCAGCAGTCAACAAATGGGCTCGCGCCGTTGTAGACGCAGGCATACGGGGACTGTCGAGCCTTCCCGGTGAGCAGCGAAAGTCGATTGAAGACGCCGAGGCGGAGTACAAATCGCTTTCGGTCGGCAACGACACGACTGGCGGCTACCTGGCTCCGATGGAATACGTCCGCGAGATCATCAAGGGCGTCACCGAAATCAGCCCGGTACGTTCGCTCGTTCGCGTTCGCTCCACCGCCTCCAAGTCCATCCAGATCCCGAAGCGCACCGGCCAGTTTGCGGCCCAGTGGGTCGCCGAGCAGGGCACTCGCTCTGAGACCGACGGCCTTCGCTACGGCATGTGGGAAATCCCGACCCACGAGCTCTATGCGCTGATCGATATCTCTGAGCAGAACCTCGAAGATTCTGCTTTCGACATGGAATCCGAGATCCGCGGGGAGGCGGCTGAACAGTTCTCCTTGGCTGAAGGTGCGGCCGTCGTCACCGGCAATGGCGCGGGCAAGCCGGAAGGCTGGATGTCCGCAAGCGGTGTTGGGGAAACCAACTCTGGTTCCGCAACTACCATCGCTGACGTCGACGGCCAGGCCAACGGCCTCCTGACGCTCAAGCACGCGATCAAGACGGCATACACCCGCAACGCAGCTTGGGCGCTTAACCGCACCACGCTCGGATCGGTTCGCCGCTTGAAGGATGCGCAGAAAAACTACGTTTGGATGCCTGGCATTGCACTCGGCAAGCCGAACACGATCGACGGCGACCCCTACGTCGAAGTTCCGGACATGCCGTCTGAGGGTGCCGGCACTTTCCCGATCGCGTACGGGGACTTCGCGAAGGCTTACACGCTGGTTGACCGCATCCAGATGTCCATGCTCCGCGACCCCTACACTCAGGCCACTTCCGGCAACATCCGCTTCCTCTTCCGCCGCCGCCTTGGCGGTCAGGTTGTTCTTGCGGAGGCAATCCGCAAGCTGAAGTGCGCGGTCTAAGCCATAAAGGCATGGGCGGCTTAGGCCGCCCTTTCTTTTCAAGATAAAGGAGACAGCCCCATGGCTTCTAGAGATTTGCACGACAACATTGGTGTTTCGGTTGCGCTGAACACCGGTGCTATTTCATCCAACACGACGACCAGCGGCGCCATCATCGACACGGCCGGCTTTGAGTCGATCGAGTTCGTTATCCAGTCCGGCACACTGACCGACGGTTCTTATGCCCCGACGATCACTGAGGGCAACGAATCGAACCTGTCTGACGGCTCCGCGACCGCGGCGGCCGATCTGCTCGGCACTGCCGCCGCCGCTACCTTCGTGGCTGCGGACGACAATGCGGCCAAGAAGATCGGATACAAAGGCGGCAAGCGGTATGTTCGCCTGAACGTCGTTTCCACAGGCGTCACGACTGGCGGCACACTCAGTGCTGTTGCAATCAAGGGCAACGCCCGCAGCAAGCCGGTGGCTTAATGCATAAAGTTGTGCGGCCGTTCGCCTACTCGGTGGACGGCCTCACGCTTGTTGACCTGTCTGTCGGGGATGAGCGTGATTTTGGCGACTTGGCCGCCGGCCTTCTCAAGGAAGGCTACATCGAGCCTGCGTCGGCCGCCGTTGTCGAGCCAGAGGAAGAGCCCGTCGCCGAGACGGTGAATATTGAGCCGCGCGCTGCACGCAAGAGGAAATAACCATGAGTTTGCGCCTTGTGACGCCATCTACGGCGGAGATTGTTACGCTCGCCGAGGCGAAGGCGCATCTTCGTGTCGACTTTATCGATGACGACGCATACATCACGGCGCTTGCCGAAGCGGCGCAGGATTGGCTTTCTGGCGAGAACAACTGGCTTGGCCGATCGGTTGTGGAGCAGACTTGGGAGCTCAAACTTGAGCGCTTCCCGTCCGGCAAGGTGGACTTGCCGAAACCGCCGCTCATCGAGGTGACTGGCGTTTTCTATACGCCGTCTGATGGCGGCGCCGAAGTCGAGATTACAGATTTTCGCGAGATTGACGTCGGCGTCTCCGAGGGCGGATACATCCTCCCGGCCAAGAACACAGATTGGCCAGAGACTGACGGCGAGCCTGGATCGGTCAGGATTACATTCGAGTCCGGATACTCGGACATACCTAAATCCATAAAGCACGCTGCGTTGCTCATGATCGGTCACTGGTACGAAAACCGCGAGGCCGCGAGCGAAGCAAAAATAAGCGACCTGCCGATGGCGGTTGATGCGCTCCTTTATCCTTACCGAAACTGGCGCGCCTAGCGCGGGGGAACACACACATGGCTGTTACCTATAACGCCGCGGTGAAGACCGCGCGAATGACTGCGACGCGCGACCATTTCGCCAACGGCACGCTGGAGATTTTGACGGCGGCCGACGCTGTACTAGCGACGTTTGGCCTTGACGCTGCCGGGGGCACGATCTCCGGAGCCGTGTGGACGCTGGTGTTTGACGCCTCGACGGTAGCAGCTGGCGCGAGCGGCACGGCGGCCAAGGCTCAGATCAAGACGAGCGGTGGCTTGGCGCATTTGACTGGTCTTACGGTCGGGACGTCGGGATCCGATATCAACCTCGATTCCGTATCGATCACGTCTGGCCAGAATGTCACCCTTTCGAGTGCGACCGTAACGCACGCGGCATAAGCCATGGCGATCGGTACGCCAGTCGCTAGCGCCGGTAGCGGCGGCGCGGTCAGCAGTTGGACTACCGGCAGCTTCACGCCACAGGCAAACGCGACCCTGTACGCGTTTGTTTTCGCAGTCGGCAGCACCACGGTCCCCAACGACCCAACCATCTCCGACAGCATCGGCTCCACTTGGCAGGAGGTGCCCAACTCGGTCGTCTCTCTCGACACCGGGGCGAACCCGCGGCTGAAGGCCAAACTGTTCCGGATACAGGACACAGGGGCTTCGCCCGCCGCGAGAACCCTCACCGTTGAGGCGACTTCAACCGGCGGCACCGTCGCATCAATCGCCGTGACCGCCACGAGCGTCACAGGCGCCAGCAGCGACGTTAGCAACGTCGCGGTGGGTACGAGCACGGCAGGTGATCCGACGCCGGTACTGGCCGCTATGGCAGCCTCGTCGGCTGCGATTGGCTGGTCGGGCTATGGTGGCGCTAACGGCATCACGCCGCCGACCGGCTACACCGAGCTCAACGATGTCCTGTACGTCTCGAGCCGAAAGATTTCCTCGGCCTACGATCTGACTTCGCCAGGCACGTCGGTTAACTTTACAAGCACGAACACCAACGCGGTTGCAATAGCCCTTGAAATCAAGGAGGCGGCAGCAGGCGGTGCAGTAACCGGAACGCTCGCTGCCACAGAGAGTGGCGCGGATAGTTTAGCCGGTGCTGGCGCTGTGGTTGTGGCGGGTTCGCTTGCTGCGGCGGAGGCCGGGGCTGACGCGACGGCGGCTGTTGGTACGGTTCTTGTTTCGGGTGGATTGACGGTTGCCGAAACTGGTGCAGACACGGCGGCCGGGGTTGGTGCTGTTGCCGTAACTGGCGCGCTCACTGCGGCCGAGTTAGGCGCAGACACCTTTGCGGGTTCTGGCTCGCAGTCTTCAGTTATTACCGGCACGCTTGCGGCTTCGGAGACTGGCAGCGATGTGGCGGCAATGGCTGGCGCTGTGCTGGTCAGTGGGGCGCTTAGCGCCGCTGAGGCGGGCGCTGATAGCGCGGCTGGTGCGGGCGTTGTGCTGGTCTCTGGCGTTATCGCAGTCACCGAATCCGGCGCAGACACCTTTGCCGCCAACGATGATCGATTGGGTGAACCTGCCGCCAGCAGAACGGTAGCCGTTTCGGCTGAAAACAGAGCGGTTGCGGTCGAGGCTGAGAGCCGCGTGGCTGCTGTGGCTGCCGAGAACAGAATTGTCGCGGCCTAAATGCGCGGTAGGCGGCGGCGGGTATTGGCGTCTGAGGGGATAGCAAATGAGCATTTCGTGGACGCCGGTTAAAGACCCGGATGAGGTGAAGGACTACTCGCTCGATTGGTCCGCGCTGCTAGTTGCCGACGCGATCAGCACGTCAACGTGGACGCTTTCGAGTGGAGTTGGGCTGACGATCGGCGTCACTAGCCACACAGGCACGCTGTCGACCGTCTGGCTATCAGGCGGCACGGCAGGGGTGAATTATGAACTGCTCAATCGTGTCGTCACGACCGGCGGGCGAACCTACGACCAGACGGTCAAACTCAAAGTCAGGGTGAAGTAGCGGCACCGCAGCGGAGGGCGCATGTACAAAGTTGTTGAGTTTGATGGCGACGCCGAGGCCATGCAGGAGTTTGTGAACGAGCAGGCGGCGGAAGGGTATCTGTTCGTTCAGGCCGTCTACATGACCACCTATGAGTGGCGGCTGTTCTTCAGGCTAGCTACCGACGGCAATTAAATCCAAAAACCGCCGCCCATCGCGGCATAGCACTGCAAAAGGAACGAACCATTGGCAGACCTAGTTATCACTGCTGCGAGCGTAGTACCGGGAACAAATTCCACGCGTGACATCGGCACGGCTGGCGAGACAATCACCGCAGGGCAGCCGATTTATTTGAGCTCCACCACGAACAAGTGGATGAAGTCCGACAACAACGGTACGGGCACTCGTCAAGTGCACGGCATCGCGCTCAATGGCGCCTCGCTGAACCAGCCCGTCTCCATCCATAAAGCTGGCGACATCACGATCGGCGCGACCTTGGTTGCTGGCACGGACTACTGGCTCAGCGCCACCGCTGGCGGCATTTGTCCGCGCGCCGACGTAACGACAGGTATGGACACGATTCAGATCGGCATTGCGAAGTCGACGACCGTTCTCGCCGTCGACATCCAGGATCCTGGCGTGACGCTCGCCTAATGGCTTGGGTGGAGTTCAGCGCCAACTTCAATTGGGTCCAGCCTGGCTTCACCATCGCCTACAAAGCCGGAATGGCGCTGAACGTCACGAGGGCCTGCGCCGACGAGGCCATCAGCAAAGGCGTCGCAGCCAAGATTGCGGCGCCCCGCAAGGAGATCACGAATGGCCAAGAAACCAAGAGCGGGCGGTATGCGTCAGCGCCTGCACTTCCAGAAACGATCGATCATTGACGATGGGTTCGGGAATGAGGTAGCGGGGCCGTTCGTAACAGTATTCACCACGGCGGCCGAACTGATCCCGCTGCGAGGCGGTGAGCCTGTGCAGGCGTCTAGGCTGGTTGGCGTTCAGCCCTACACGGTTAGAATCCGCAGTTGTGTTGCTGCGCGCGACGTGACGACCTCTTGGCGCATTGTCGATGCTCGCAACGCAGCGCGCGTCATGAACATTCGCACAGTGACGAATCCTGACCAGAAGAACGCGTGGCTCGATCTGCTCGTTGACGATGGGGTGGCGACGTAATGGCGATTAAGGCGAAGGTTTTGGGCCGTGAAGCCCTGACGCGTCGGCTGAATGAGCTTGCGCCAGCCGTTGAGAAGTACGCGGCCGAAGCCAAGATGGCGATCGCAGAAGAGGCTGCTGTGCGGATATCAGACCGCGCTCCTATAGGCGCCACAGGCGATTACGCCGCAAGCATTCAAGCGGCTCGGTTGGCCGATCATCCCGACAAGCGACCAATAGGCATGGCGCCGACAAAAGACCCGTCCGCGGCCGGCATATTTGCCGAATACATCTGGCGCTGGCTGGAGTTCGGCACTGCGCCGCACAACGTTGCCGCAGGCGGAGGAACGGCACTTGGCCAAGCGAACATGGCGGCAGGCGAGGGCATTATTCACCCCGGCACGGCGGCTCAGCCCCACATCTTCCCGACATGGAGAGAGATGCGCGACAAGGCTAGAAAGAGAATCCGTGACGCTGTCAATAAAGGCGTCAGGGAAGCACAAGGTAAGCGATAATGGCCAGTCCAGAGCTTGAACTGCAGGGGGCGATTGTAACGCGCCTGAAGGCAGACGCTACCTTGACGACGCTAATATCTGGGCGCGTTTATGATCAGCCTCCGGACCCCGTAACTTTCCCATATGTGACCATAGGCGAAGCGCAGTTTTTGCGTGACGATGCCACATGCATCAGCGGCGGCGACGTCTACTTGACGCTACACGGATGGTCGAGGGCGGTCGGCTTTCCAGAGGTGAGGCGCGTCGCTGACGCCGTGATGGACTCTCTTCATCTGGCGCCGCTGACACTCGCGACCAACCGTCTTGTTTCAATCATGCATCGTCAGACGCGAGTGTTTCGCGACCCCGATGGCCTGACATCTCACGCAGTCATCGAATTCGTGGCGAACGTCGAGAAAATATAGCCGCAGCACGGTTGCGGCGACACCACCAAAACCACCACAAGCGACCCGGCCATCTGCCGGGTTTTTTCACATGAAGGAACCTAACATATGGCAACTGGTCAGCAACTCGGCAGACTGCTTCTTATTAAAATCGGCGATGGCGCGACGCCGGAGGTGTTCAGCAACCTTTGCGGCCTAAAAACCCGCAGCTTCAACATGTCTGCCAACGAAATCGACACCACTGTGCCGAGCTGCACCAATCCTGGCGGCCCGGTTCAGAAGACCAGCCGTCCCGGCATTGCAAACCGCACATTCTCGGGCTCCGGCGCTTTCGTCGCTGGCGCGGCAATGACGACCTTTATGGGCTACGTTCGCGCTGCCAGCGCGTTCAATGCGCAGGTCGTTGTTCCCGGCGACGGCACTTATGAAGGCAGCTGGATGGTGACCGACTTTGAATTCAGCGGCGACGTCGAGCCGAACATGGAATTCAGCGGAACCTTTGTCGCTGCAGGCGAACTGACCTTCACGGCAGAGGTGTAATCCATGGCTAAAGAGGAGAGCGTAATGGTGAACGGCGCCCGCGGCGAAGTCATTCTGAAGATCGACGACGTCGAGCTTGTCATTGCGGCAACGATGGGCGGTCTTGCCGCGGTGTCGACAAGGCTGGACTGCAAGTCCTTTCAGGATCTGTTTATGCGCCTGTCTGGCGTCGAGGCGGCTGCCGTTCTGGCTGGCATTGAATTGCTGACCGTCAAAGGCGATCGGCTTGCCGCGATTCAGAAGCTCAAGTTGAAGCACTTTAAGGACTGTGCCGCGGCATTCAACGCCGCCCTCGCGCATCATTTCGATGATGGTGAGGAGGGAAACGTCGAAGCGGTCGCGGACGCGACGAAGTAAGCGCGCCATTCCCATGGCGCGACTGGATGCGCATTGCGCTCGGTGGTCTTGGCTGGCGTCCCGCTGATTTTTGGGACGCCTCCCTGACTGAGTTCTTTGAGGCAATCCACGGCCGCAACGAAGCTAACGGCGCGGAAGGTGAGCATAGCGCCCCGTCTGGTGGCGAGATGAATGCGCTGCTGGCGAAGTATGGTTAGTGGCGAGTTCACTCTTGCAGATCTATGCCTGCGGCTTTCAGCGCGAGTTTTGCCTTCCGATGAAAGCCTGCGTCGGCGCTCCCGCGAAGGCATGCGGCGGCAATTATCTTGTTATCGGAGAAGCTGCCGTCAAGACGCCCTGCCGATCCATTCTTGAATGCGATGAGGGTATTAACGGCCGCGGTGCAGCGGGATTTTTCCTCTGCTTCCTGCGATGCCGCTTGCGCATTCGCGAGATATTTCGCGTTCGCGTACTCTTCCCATGCGCGCCAGCCGCCGCTCGCGATGATCACGATGCATGCTGTCGCAATGAGCGACTTCAACCATCCGTTCATTTGCAATCCCCCTAAGCCCGTTTCGTGCGGGCTTTTCTTTTTTCCTTAGGATACACGACTGATGGTTGAAAAGACAGATGATCTTGTAATTTCCATCAGCACCGACCTTGCCACGGTGAAGAGGAGTCTCAAACGGCTCGAGGCGGACATTTCGTCGACCACAGGCAAGGTAGAAAAACAGTTCAACGCCCTCGGCAACGGCATAGATAAGTCTATGTCTACAGCGCTGCAAAAGCGCATCGACGGGATGGTCGGGATCGGCACGCGCGGCGCCAAGGAGTGGAGCGGCGCACTGGCCGACCAGGGCAAGGAACTTGAGCGCCTTCGGGCTCGCTACTCGCCGCTGTTCGCAACGATCAACAACTACAAGGCTGCGGTTGCCGATATTAAGCGCGCGCACGCCCTCGGCGCCATCTCCGCAAACGAGATGACTTCAGCTATTCAGCGCGAGCGACAAGCCGCGCTGGCGTCCACTGCTGCGATCAAAGGCAGGAACGCTGCTTTGGCAGCTACTCCCGCCGCGCGTGGCGCCAGCGCTCAGGGCTTCAATACGGCGAACATTGCCGCGCAGTTTCAAGATATCGCCGTGACTTCGGCGATGGGCATGAATCCTCTGCAGATTGCCCTGCAGCAGGGAACTCAGCTTTCTGCAGTCCTAGGTCCAATGGGTGCCACGGGCGCAGTCAAGGGGCTTGCAGCTGCGTTTGCGTCTGTTATCAATCCCGTTTCTCTGTTGACCATTGGCTTCGTCGCAGCAGGCGCTGCCGCGATCCAGTACTTCAGCGCCACCGATTCCAAGGCCCAAACGGCCGACGACGCTATCAAAAGCCACGCCGACACCATTTCATCGATCAAGGATGCGTACGGTGTAGCGGCGGATGGTCTTGGTGAGTATGTCAAGAAGAGCCAAGCAGAAGCTGCGGCCGCAGCACGGCAAAACCTAAAGGTTCAGCAAGAGTTTGCGAAGTCGGCCACTTCGGAATTCAACACGCTTCTTGGTGTATTGCAGGCGCGAACAGGCGGCGCTTCTGACATTGCAACGCGCTTTAAACCGTTCACCGACGCAATTCGTGAGTTTCGCAAAAGCGTAGCTGATGGCGCACCTGACTTCGTCAAGCTCAGGACGCAGATTGAGGCAGTAGTCGCCACCGACCCTGAAGGTCTCCGCAAGCTTGCCGATGAAATCATCAACGGGTCTTCGGCTGCCGCGGATGCGGAGCGCAGAGTAAAGTCTGCCAAGGACGTCATTGCTGGCCTCGGCGATGTTGCTTCGGACCAGGTGGGCGGCGTTGCTGGCCTAACGAGCGCCCTCAACGACCTCGCCTCTATCGCGGTTCCGGCACTGACTGACGCCGAGCGCGCGCTGAATGCCTATCGTAAGGCGGTTGAGGCTGCTCAAGGAGCAGAAGACCGGCGCGCAGCGTCTAAGGCGTACGATGACACGCTTAAGCGAATCGGCGATCAGAATCCGACCGTCGTCAACGGCGACGGTCGCGCCGTTCCGGTTCCGATTCCTGGCCAAAAGCCAATTCAGCTCGGCGACGAGCCAGACAAGAAAGCCGAGACAGCCGCGCAACGCGCAGCGAACGCTTATCGCGATCTAATCAAGAGCGCAGACGATCGTATCGCGCAGCTGCAACTCGAGACAGAGTTAACGGGTGAATACGGCGTCCAGACCGATGCTGCACGTTTCCGGCTCGAGCTACTGCAGCAGGCGGAAGACAAGGGCCGATCGCTCAGCGCTGAGCAGCGTGCCGAAATTGAGAAGAAGGTCGAGCTATACAGCAAGTACTCCAAGGCGCTTTCGGAAGCGAAGCTGCAACAGGACTTGCTGGACGATTCCGCCTTCGCTGGCCTTTCGAAGCAGGAGCAGGCGGTTAAGCTGCGACTGCGGTCGTACGGACTTGACGAGGACCTTGGCGGCAATAATGCCGCGATGATCCGCAGCAGGTTCCAGCAGGAGGAATTGTCCGATCTAACGCAGTCTTTCCTTTCGGAATTCAGCAGCGGCATCCTTACTGGCGGTAAGAGCATCGGCGAGTCTTTCGCTGATGCGATCAAGAATGCCGCCGCGAATGCCATGCAGAAGTCACTGGACAGTCTGTTTGAGCAGATCGGCAATGCGCTTGCTTCGGCTCTTCTTGGCGGTGGCGGCAAGAGCGGCGGCATCGCTGCCGTGGCATCTTCTGCAGCCACAACGTTCGCGGCTCCTGTTGGGGCTGTGACGCGGAGTGCGCTGCCTGCTGTCGGCAATATCGGAATGTATGCCAAGGCCATCCAGGCAATTGAAAGCGGCGGCAACTATGGCGCGCTTGGCCCGGTTACCCGCAACGGCGACCGAGCGTACGGTGCCTATCAGGTCATGGGCAACAACATCGGCCCCTGGTCTGAGGCTGCTCTCGGAAGGCGACTGTCGGCAAGTGAGTTTCTCGGCGACAGGTCTGCGCAGGACGCCATCTTCAATCATCGCTTCGGTGGCTATGTCGGCAAGTTCGGCGCCTCTGGCGCTGCTCAGGCTTGGTTTGGCGGCCCCGGCTCTGTCGGTAAGGGCGGCATGGGCGCGGACATTCTGGGGACGACTGGAAATTCCTACGTCGCCAAGTTCAACACCCAGATTGCCAAGATGGGCGAAACCGCAGCGGGCGCAGTTAACGGGCTCGGCGGATTCAATTCCGGCTTGGCTGCAATCACCCAGAACATGGGCGCCGGCGGGGGTCTTGGTGGCTTAGCTGGAGGCTTTAACTGGGGTTCACTATTAAGCCCGTCGTTCAAGCCAACAACCACGCTGGGCAACTTCCTGCAGGGCATCCCTGGCTTCGCTACCGGAACCAACTTCGCTCCAGGTGGCCTGGCCATAGTCGGCGAAAGAGGGCCAGAGCTCGTCAACCTGCCTAGGGGCTCCAAGGTCACACCTAACCATCGCCTGAATGCACCTCGCGCACCTCGCCTTAACGGACGGGGAACATCGGCAAACAACAACGCTCAGCCGGGCATTTTGCAGGTGCAAATCAGCGGCGCCAGCGGCGACGATCACATTCGCACGCTGGTAAAGCAGGGCGTCGGCGAGGGGCTTAGCCAGTACAGCGAGAACCAGCGTCGCGGCGGCTTCGGCACCATGCAGAGCAGGTACACTAGCCAAAAGGGTTGATCGATGGCGGTCTATACGAACCAGCCGACGCTGGAGGCAAACTTTCTGGGGCCGGCCAAGACGATTTACGACGTCACCGGGTCATCAATCGATGGTGGCCGCAACGGCGTAGGCGAGGGGCAGACAATCGAGATGAGCGGTGGCGGTATTGTCACCGCGACCTACGAAGACTGCAAAATCAAGAACCCAGAGCATTACGAGTACGTCAATTGGCTTGGAGCCCGCCTTAACGGCGGGTTCCGTTTCATCAATGTGCCAATCATCACCGATTGGTTCGGGCCTTTCCCGACAGTCAACAAGTTGCCTGCGCCTATCGTCAGCGGCATCACGCACTCTGACGGCTCTTATTTCTCGGATGGCGCTGGTTACAGCCAGGCAACGGTCTACGGCGAGATTACCGAAGCGGCGGCACTGAACGCGGGCATCATCAAGATGCGCGTGTACGGCCTTAATAGGCCGCTGCGCTGGTCCGACTGGTTTTCGATCTACCACACGACGAAAGGCTGGCGCGCCTACCGCTATTGGCAGGTGATCAGCAGGACGTCGGAAGAGAATCCTGTCTACACACTAGCAATCGCTCCGCCGTTGCGCGAGGCAGTCGCTGCCGGAACGCGCGTCGAGTTCGCGCGCCCGCGGTTCGTGGGAAAGTTCAAGTCTGAGTTCACGCTACCAAGCGTGGTCGAGGCGTTCTTCGTTACGCAGCAGTCGATACAATTCGTTGAGGCGTTCTGATGGGCTGGGTTCCGGACAACGTCATTAGCGAACTGCGCGGCAGCCATCAGCTTGGGATATTCCTTCGCATCGGCACTACGCCGTCGCTCCATATGTGGTTCGGCATCAACGATATTCCGGCCAACTTCGACAGCATCGACCCAACCGGCACTGTTTACCTGGGCGGCGGCAAGCTGGTCGGCGTGCCGACGCTCGAGGTGCTGGTGAACGGCACAGCGGACAGTGTGGAGTTCACGCTTTCAGGCATCGATCCGACGTCCGCTGCAAGAATGATCGACAGTCTGCCCGCCGTGCGCGGCGCGACTGTTCAGATGGGCATAACGACGCTAGACCAATACTATCAGCCGATGAGCAACGTCATTCCGATTTGGACTGGCACAGCCTCACATGTGTCAGAGTCGTCGCCAGCAACGCCAAGCGAGCAGTCTGTGACACTAACGTTGTCTCTGGCCGTTGTTGCCGGCGAAGCAACGCGGTCGCGCGGCGCAAGGTCGGTTTGGTCGACCCCTCATCAAAAGGCGATCTCGCCCACTGACAAGTTTTGCGACGGCGTCAGCAGGCTAGCGAGAGGCGTCCAGCCGGTCTGGCCAAACTTCTAGGCCGCAGGCGCGGCGGCGCAACGCTGAGGTATTCATGACACTGCACGAATTTCTGGCCCTGCCACACCGATTTAGGTGGGGCGGAGTGGGCGGCGACGACTGCACGACGTTCTGCGGGACGTGGCTGCATGAGAGCGTCGGGATCGACCCGGCAGAGGAGTACCGCGGCACCTACAGCACAGCAAAGGGCGCCCACGACATTCTCACGCGCGCCGGGGGCGTTGTTGCGTTTGCGGCGGCAGCGTTGGAGCCAGTAGGCTTCAAGCGCGTCCAGCAGCCGCAGGACGGCGACGTTGGTGTCGTCAAGGCGCCCGCAGGACTGGACGGTGAGACCAAGGAAATCTGCGCAATTCGTTTCGGGCCTCTTTGGGCACTGCTGTCGCCCTCCGGTGTCGTCGCCAAGAAATTAGACCACGTTGCCGTATGGCGAGCGCCTGATGGAGATCGCAAAGAATGAGTTTCCATCACCGCATGATGCTGCAGCGCTACGGCCTCGGCAGCACGACATCGCTTTACAGCACGGTTCTGTTTGACCCGATCTTTACGCCGATCTTCACGGCGGTGCTCGGCTCCGGCGGCTTCGCGATCGGCGCCACGACAATCAGTTACGCATCCATTGCGTCTGCGATCGCAACGACTGCCATCTCTATCGGTCTTCAGGCGCTGATGGCGCAGACGCCAAAACCGCCAAAGCCGGAAGACGGCCGGTCTCCGCTCAATCAGGCGATTCCTTTCCGCACCTATGCCGTCGGACGCACACGGCTAGCTGGCGCCCGCATGATGTGGGAAGCCGTAGGCTCCAACCTTTATTCAGTGCAGGCCATTGCTGGCCACAAGATAAAGTCTTTCAACCGTTTTTACCTCAACGATGACGAGGTGACGGTAGTCGACAACGTCGTGCAGCCTCTTACCACAGGCGGCAGATACGGCGCGGGCTCGGCCAACGTCAGGCTATACACGCGCCTCGGCGCTAACCCTGAAACACCATATGCTGAGCTCGTTTCAGCACTGGGTGCAGATGGCATTTGGACCAATGCTCATAGGGGAGACGGGCAGGCATCGCTCGCCATGCGGGCACATAACGCCGACGCGCAGGACCAGCAGACAGCCTTCCCATATGGCGCGCCGTCGCCTTCGGTGGAGATTGATGGCGCATTTTGCTGGGACTTTCGAGACCCGGCGCAGAGCCCGACAAACACGGCCACTTGGACGTGGACACGCAACTCGGCGATCACCTGCGCCTGGCACCTCTGCTTCAACGAATTCGGTTTTGGCCTTGATTACACAAAGGCCCTCTTACCGGTCATCGATCTCTGGAAAGAGGAAGCCGACATCTGCGACGAGGACGTTCCTCTCGCGGGAGGCGGCACGGAAAAGCGGTATCAGTGCAACGGCTGGGACACAACAGAGAACGGGCCAAAGTCGGGCCTGAATGCAATACTCTCCACATGCGACGGCCACTTGGTTGCTCGCGGCGATGGAGCCCGCATCCTTACCGTCGGCAAGTTTCGCGAGAGCCGCACGGCTACGCTCTCTGACGCTGACATCGTCGGCCATCAAGTCCAATACGACGTGCTGTTCGAGGATGAGTGCAACCGGCTTGTGCCGAAGTTCACGTATCCGGCCACGAACTACACTAGCTGCGACACCGACTTTTTTGAGGACACGGCCGCGCAATTAAGTGCAGGCCGTGTTCTGACGCAGGAAGGCAGCTATGAGTGGTGCCATCAATGGCGGCAGGCGAGGCGCCTCGGCAAGCGCGACTGGTTGCGGTTGCGGCAGAAGGTCAAGGGTAGTCTCGATGTTCGGCTATCCGGCATCAACGCTGTCTATGCGCGGTGGGTTAGGCTGGAAACACCGAACCGACTGCCGCGGCTGAACGGCAAGCTTCTGGAGAACCGTCGATCTGTGCTGGCCCTTACCAAGGGCGGGTTTTCGATGGATTTTGTTGAGCAGCCCGCCGGCATCGACGACTGGAATCCAACAACAGAAGAGGGGCAGCAGCCTCCAGTTCCGCCGGCAGTCAACGCGTCGAATATTCCTACGCCGGTCATTAATCTCATTCAGGCGAAGGCCAGCAACAACTCGGTTTATATCCGGGTGGTTGTCATCGACCCCGATGAGGACAGTTTTATTCCGGTAGTTCGCTATCGCGTTGCCGATATCGGAGCCGGGACGCCGGGGGCATGGATTGAGCAGACGTTCCCAGACGCGGCTCCTTCCGGCGGCTACATCAACCTGAACACCAACACGGTCCCAGTCGATCAGGAGCTCGAGGTGCAGGTTGCGTTCAAGGCGTCCAACGGAAAGTACTCAAACTGGTCTGTCACGGAAGAAGTGACGTCGACCGCCGATCCGACGCCTCCCGGCCCTGTGACCGGCGCTTCAGCAGTTGGCGGCGTAGGCACAGCAACGTTCAACTGGACCGCTCCGAACAGCAGCAATTACGCTGGCGCGAAGATCTACTGGAACACGGTGAACAGCTTCGGCACGGCAAGCTACGCAGGGCCGCCGGAATATGGCGCGTCGTCTAGTGCAGATTCGACCGCAAGGTCGTTCGCTTCTGGCACTTATTACGGCTGGATAGTGTCGATCAACCATTCCGGCATCGAGGGCACCGCCGTTGCGACGGGCACGTTTACCGTGACCTAGCGCTGACCTTCGGCCCTCTCCGCGGCACCAACGCCACACAACAGCATCAACTTTCAAGCCCTGGCTAGCGCCGGGGCTTTTTAATTATGGGGTAAACAATAATGGTGGAAACCGCCGCAACGATATGGGCCGACGGTCCATCATCGAACCCACTGCAGCCTGACAAAGCCCAGATCCGGGCGTGGGGCGCTTCCCTTGAGGCAGCCACGAATCTTTTTGACGGACTCGATATTCGCCAGTACGCAACGGAAAAGGATCTGTTCGGACAGTATGCGGTCGAGAAGATTCAGGAGGCGATTGACGCCAATGAGACAGACCTTCTGCTCTTTCCGAAGGGTATCATTCCACTTTCGGACAGCCTGATTATCTGGCGCACGATGACGCTCCGCGGCATCCGTGACGAAATGTTCTGGCGCGAATATGGCGACAGCACTGGCACCCCCGGAACACCGCACCCGCAGGTTGGAACGACATTCTGGACCGAGGGCGCAGGGGTGAGTCGCGTCTGGACCTCGATGGAAGATGACGACGATCCAATCAATCCGATGCTCGTGCTGCTTGGCTCGCAGATTTACCTCGAGAACATGTCAATCCGCACTGGTGTCAGGACAGGCGCTCCCGGCTTATCAGGTTCGCCGGCAGGCTGGCACTCGGCTCGGTTTATCCCTGGCACGCGCGGACACCGTGCACGCAACATCAGCGCGCAAGGCTTGGGCACGGTAGGCTTTAAGCACGGCACGTACGTCGACGCGACAAATTCAAAATTCAACACAGCCCTTTTGGCGCTGCCTCATTATTCGAAGGTCAACGCCGACCTTTTCGACGTCGGCCCGACCGACATCCGAGACACGGACGTTATCTGGGCTGGAGTCAAAGCATTCCGTGTGCAGGGGCGAACTGGCTCGTTCCCCGGCGGCCAAAACCCATATGCCCCGAACGGCATGTCGGACATGCGAATTAACGGGTGGTTCTACAACGATGGCCCGCTTGCCGATCGCCAGGACCACGGCGCTCTCGTCGACATCGACTACAAGTTCCCGACCAACTGGGCAGACGGCTCAAACGGCGGCCAAAACGCAAATTTCTACGGCCGCTTCGACTGTGCCGCCAAGTGGTCGATCAAACTTGGCCATTGCCGCGCGGTACGCATCTACGCCGATTACTGCGAGACTGGCTCTCTCTACCAATCCCAGACGCCCGCGGCGCCGCGCGCGATCATGCAGACGGACTCGGCCTGCACTGGTGCCGTTTCGATCGTTTCCGGCAAGTGGTTCTCTAATATTCGCGTCGACGAAGGCACTGACGTTGCGCTGTACAACTTCAACGCCTATCCCTCCAATGGGCATCTGCTTGAATATGATGGCCTTGAGAGCGGCGAGAAGAACGGGCTGACCCTGAGGTCTGGCGGCTTCGATAACAACGTTATCGTTCAGCATGGGTCCACCGCGGCGAGCGGTGAGATCCGCGACGTGTTCAAGGACAGCACGGGAATCGACACCTATCTCCGCCGCCGTCGTAGGGCGGCAGGCAAAGGCGAGCAAAGTTATGACGGTGCGTCTTGGTTCTCCTATGAGGAGGGCACGTGGACGCCTGTCCTCCGCGGCTCGACCACGGCGGGCACGAACACCTACACGAGCCAAGCAGGGAGCTGGCGCCGCAACGGCAACCTCGTGCATTTGTCGGGCGTAATCCAGATCACGGGATCCGTTGACGCGACGATGGCGGGAACGATGCAAATCTCCGGTCTGCCGTTCACGTCGCGCAACAACGCCGGCAGCCCCGCCGCCATGATCATAGGCGACCTTTCAGCGGCCAACCTTTCCGCGTCCACGCAGCTTGTCGGGTACATTGCGCCGAACACATCTGTCATCGCGCTTGCTGAGCGAGGCAATACTGGCGACTCGTCAATCACGGCGGTGGCCAAGTTCGGCAGCAACTTCCGAGTTCGGTTCGAAGCGACTTACGAAATCTAACGGGGATCATTCGATGACGCACTTTGAACTGGCGCGCCTTGGCATGTTTGCTTTGGCCATGATTCCTGCCAGGCAGTGTGCCCGGCAATACGGCTGGGGTCTTCCTGCACTTCTTTTAGCTTTGCTATTCTCGCAGACTGTAGCTGGCTGTGTCTAACGGCGCTTGTTCGTCGGCCGCGGTATCGGAACCGGTATTCGGTTCAAGCTAGTCGTCGCTAACCATTCAGTTGGAACGTAGCGAGGTGTGGGCCGGGGGCCATATTCTGGCAAGTCAGGGTACGTCGCGGGTTGAGCTACGTCTTCGATGGCTGGAGGCGCTTGAACATTCACAATCGTCGTGTTCGTACCCATCTTGGCGGCCAATAAGGATCCTGCCACGGAAATTATTGCCGCAGCAATCGTAACTTTCGACTCCTGAGAAAGCCCCGCAAAGAGACGCCCTAGGCCCGGTCTAATCGTTTCGGCTTGCGCCACAGCTTGTATCGGCGAAATCCGATTTTCTCCAACGCTCTTCGCGAGGTCCATGAGGGCCCGCAAGGCGTCTGGAGAGATAGATGGGTCGATCGTGAAGCTTAGATGGTCGAATTCGACGTGATACCTGCCTGGAAGTACCTTGATCAGCCTTCCGCATTGAGGGCAATTCGTCCGAGACCCTACAAAGCTGATTGGCGGCACTCCAGCTCCACCCATAGAAATGGCTAGCGCTGGAACAATCCCATCTACAGGGCAGTAGGCGGGAGGATGATAGATTTGGTCATAGGTCATGGCTTCCCTCGCTGCCTTAACGGACCACAACCGCATCGTTAAGTCCAGTAAGCTACAACCAACTGGTGGCGTGCATAGCGATTTCCTGATCTACAAGACCATTGAGCGGATAGCGTTAAGGATTACCAGCACGTCCATGGCCGCGCCATGGACGTGCTCACAACTCGTAGCGCATGCGATCGCGGGGTCTCAGAACCCAAAATTTCTCGGCTCAATGGTGTAACTTGTTTCTTGTGAGCCGAATACAAGCTTGCTCGGGGAGCCGCTGAGAAGGACGAATAAGCTGGTCTGATTGTCAAACCGATGGTGGAGTTGCACCCCAGAAAACTTTCCTTGCGGGGCGTCAACAGTAAAACGCTGTTCGTAGACGACCCCGCCCTGCGGGATGCGGCCCGGGGGACCTGGCAAAGCTGCACCGAGTCTCTCGCTCTCAGCTTCCGGCACCATGGCGAAACCAGGGTACCAAACTCCTGATCTGGGACGCAATTCGATCCAGCTTTGACCTTGTGGGTCCAAATGTCTTGTCGCCTGAAATGGTGCGACCGGGGCTGGTTTTGCTCGTGCGCCACCAGCAAGCGAGGAGGCTATTTGGTCAGCCCAGGTGGGATCGTTCAGATGAACCCAGAGCCTGGTCGAAATAGCGCTTGGGATTAGCTCTCGATCGATGCTTGTAGGGAAAATACCTATGAGCGGATATTGCCCCCCACGCTTCCTGAGGGCGCGGTCGAGTGCAATCGCCAATTCCTCCTGACACGGTTCGCTCTTGAGGCTATTTTCGGTCACATAGATTGCCCAGCCATCGGAAAGGGCAGGATCACTTATCCCTTTATCTATCTGCTCCCACAGGCGATATCCTGCTGCGAGATGCACGCGATCGAACTGCACTTCAAGCCCACAGCGCTCCAGCTCTTGGGCAACGAAGTCAACATCATTTTCCTGATTATCGGTCCAAGCATAGGTTAGCCACAGCTTCGGCATCTCTGATTCCTCGTTTGGAGCAGATTTCGAACGAAAACACAAAGCGCAGCGCTGAGACAAGTTTCGCCGAGAAGCGCGCCATCAAATCCACAGATGGCTGCGCCATCTAGCCTGCCAGCGCCCCAAGCCGGCCCAAACACACAGGAAATCTCATGACGATCAAAACCACGTCTGACCGTGGCCGCGCCTTTATGCGTGGCCACGAAGGAAACCCGCTGACCTGTTACCTGGATCCGGTTGGCATTCCGACGATCGGCACTGGCTTCACGATGCGGTCTGCTGCGGTTCGCCGGGCGCTCGCTCGGCTGGGAATCACCAAACTCACCCCCGGCAAGACAAAGATCACGGCCGCACAGTCGGATGACATTTTCGCCGCGGTGCTGGCTGAGGAATTCGAACCCGCCGTTGTTGCGTCGTCTCCCGCCAACCGAACCCAGAACCAGATGGATGCCGCGGTTAGCGCAATCTACAACCTCGGCACGGGCGCGATGGAGTGGTCGTGGGCCGACCTTTGGCGAGCAGGAGACGTTAAGGGTGCCGCGGCCTATCTCGGCAGCCACTACAACACGGCAAAGGGTAAGAAGTTGCCGGGCCTTGCGCGGCGCCGGAAGGAAGAGGCGGAACTGTTTCTGAATGGACGGTACGCGTCCGTCGGCGGAGCGGTCAAGGAAGCGACCGACAAGCCGCCGCGCAAGCCTGATGCCGTCGTCAAAGAGGCGCAGGAAATTCTCACCCGAAAGGGCTTCAATCCCGGCGCTATAGACGGCTGGATGGGCGAGAAGACCCGCGAAGCTATCATCGCGTACCAGAAGGCGCACCCGCACCTTGAGGCTGACGGCATTCTTGGGCCGGCAACTTTGAGTCAGCTACGGCGTGACGCAAAAGCGCTACGCGATGCAGCGACCAAGGGCGCAGGCTCTGCGGTTGGTTCTGGTGCGCTAGCATTCGCTGCTGGCCTCCCGTGGGGCTGGATTGCGGCTGGCGCGGCCGTGCTGGCACTTGGCTACGCGGCTTACCGCTATCGCGACGTCATTCAGCGCAGGTGGAATACCTGGCGCGGCAAGGAGGTGAGGGTATGATGGGCGTTCTCGCCTTCCTCATCAAGATCGGTCTTAGCGGCGTGGTCGAGCGCGGCATCAAGCTGATGGAGCGCCGCGCCGAGCTCGAGGTCGACAAAGAGAAGCTACGCGCCGATCTCACCGCGGAATACATGCGCCAGGTCGTTGAAGAGACCCGCATCATGGCGGACTTCAACAAGGGGAAGTTCTCTTTTCCGTGGTTCTGGATGTTTGCGGCTCTGTTCGTCCTGCCGCTTGGCTTCTGGTGGTCGGCCGTCATCCTCGATTCTGTGTTTGGCTTTTCGTGGAATGTGGCGGACCTGCCGACGCGCGAGATGCGGCAGTGGGCTGGCGACATGATAAAATGGATTTTCTACGTCGGTGGCGGCGTTGCTGGCGTCAAGGCGGTGCTGAAAAGATGACCGGCGCAGAGATCATGTATGCGGTCGGGTTCTTCGTCGGCCTGTTTGGTGCGATCTTTGGCGTATGGAAGTATGTTGATGGCAAGATCGGCGCGGTGCGGGATGACCTTGCCAGTCACAAACTTCATATCGCCGAACATTACGTTTCCAAGCAGGGGCTGCGCGAGACCACCGAGCAGATTATGGCGGCAATCGGCGGCGTCAAGGATGCAGTCGACAACATGACGCTGCGCGTCGATCGCATCGTTGAGAATCAGCCGCAGAGGCGGACGGCGAGGGCGGGGTAGAGGTTCTCTTTCTTCTTGTGGGCATTTCATTTCGTCTCGGGTGACGAGATCGTCATCTAGTTGCACCCGTGATAGGAGGGGTAAAGAAAAATTAACGATAAAGGACCTATACGGAACATAATGGTGTTGACATCTGTTAACAGTGACATCATGTTGGGGTCATCAAAGTGAGCAGACCTCAACATCCGAACAAGGAAATTGAGGCTGCGCTGGCTTGTCTCGAAGAGCTGAAATGGACATACAAAAAACCGGGTGCAAGTGCGCACTGCTGGGGGCGAATGCTATGTCCGCACAACGACAGGAACGGTTGTCAGGTTTCGGTTTGGTCAACGCCTAGAAGTCCCGAAGAACACGCGAAGGCGCTCATTCGCGCCGGGAAAAGATGTTCTCATTGAGGAGCGGAGAATGAACAACTTCCAATTCACGATCATAGCCTCAGGCTTGGATCCGGAGGCCGAAGACTTCGAGGATCGCTTCTTTAACGCCGGTTGTGATGATGCAACGATAACTTTCGCTCGCGGCGCTATCCTGTTGGAGTTCGATCGCCCGGCCCGGAACTTCGCGCACGCAGTGGCGTCGGCCATTGATAGTGTGCGCGCAGCGGGGGCGTCAGTGGAGCGAGTCGAGCCAGACTATCTGGTGAGCCTCTCCGAGATTGCCGAACGGGCGGATCTGACGCGCGCGGCGGTGTCTCAGTACGCCAAGGGCGACCGCGGGCAGGGGTTTCCGATGCCTGTCGCCAGGGTTACTTCAGAAAGCCCTCTTTGGGACTGGGTTGATGTTGCGAGATGGCTTCATAAGAAAAAGCGAGTGGATTTAGACGAGGTAGTTCGAGCCAGGTTTGTCCGTAGATGCAACGACAAGATCGATGAGCGCCACAAGGACGATCATCGACACAAAAGATTGAGGCAGGTCGCTTAGCCCTGCCTGCATCACACTCGGCCCGCTGCCTTCACAGGTGGCGGGCTTTTTTGTTTTCCGTAGCCCTTAGCGGCGGGGGCTCGCGAATCGGTCAGGAAGCGTTACCGGTTTTGGTACCGACTGGGGAAAAAAATGCGCACTCTTAAATTTGTACTTGCAGCGGCTTTTGTCGGTCTGCTTTCTTCATGCCAAACAACAGCGCCGACGCCTGAAAATAAAGCTGTCGTGACTCAAATTCCGATCGACTACAAACAGCAAACGGTCGCTTATTTTAGGAAGACTCTCAAAGATCCCTACACAGTTCGTGACGCGGAGATCACTGAGCCCACCGTGATCTTTGTAGGCTTGGTCAACGGAACGACCGCACCTGGTGTGTGCGTACGAATGAACGCGAAGAATTCGTTCGGCGCCTACACTGGCGTTCAAGCGATTTCGGTGGCCTTTAAGGCTGGGAAGGTCTTTTTGGTTAACCCGCCGCTGTTTGATACCTGCACTAAAGCGAGTTGGACCGCGTTTCCCGATCTCAATGGCAATCAGTAGCGCGCGAGCGGCCGGGCCCGGACCTCGGGTAGATCAATTCTCACATGAGAAAGTTTCCATGATGGCGACCCCGAGTATGATAGCAGCAGGCTCATGCACTGCTGCCGGGTTCTGCTCGACGTGTCGCGTGAAAGCGTAGATCGCCTCTCGCGTCTCATCCTCTCCAATGGACGAGGGGCGAAAGCACAGGGGCCACCCCTTCTTTTGTTCCGCCTTCAGCATGGCGTCTTGTGTTGCCCACGACCCAATATAGCCCTCAACGAATCCGAGGCAGTAGGAAGCAAATATGTGCTGCTCCAATGAAAGATCTGTTTCGCCAGCAAGGACCCGCTTCGCAAACGAACACCCCTTCACGAGGCTTTGCGTTGTTCCGGCATAAGAGGGTGCGCTGCCGGTGGCACAGAGCGCCAACACGAGTAGCGAATAGATACTGGCTTTCTTCATGCATCGCCCCTTTGTGCAGAATTCAGAAACCCGATGCTATCATTGAGTCCTTAATCAACACGCTACTTTCCGTCTCGCACGCTCCGCCCGCGCTAGACACGGCAACTGAAACTTCCCCCGCCAGATACCAACAGCACGCGACCGCGCAAATGCCTGCGCGTTGGCGTAAGCGCCATTGCTGTACTTCTCCCAATCCACTGCATTGCCGCTTTCGACCAGCCAGCGATTGACCTCTCGGCCATCTGCTCGGAAGCAGACGCCCACGAACCGCTTGTGTCGATCGCGGTCGACAATCCGGCAGTGGGTAGGGCGGGACGCGGCGAGGAACCGCTCAGGCGCGAAAGCTGCCTCATTGCCGCATCGGTAGTTGCTTCCGGCGGCATTCTCGCATTGTTGCCAGCTCTCCGGTGCATCGACGCCGTGCAGACGTATGCGCTCGCCTCGGATCTCGATCGTGTCGCCGTCGATTACGGTGGCACGGCCGGTGATCGGTTCGGCAGCAACGGCCGGCATGACTAGGGCGGCGCCAATTGAGAGCGCTGAGGTCAACAAGCGGAAACGCATCATGAACGCCGTCACAGCTTCGCGAGAACGTCGACCTGCGGAACTGGTGTCGGCCCCTCGGTGCGGTGCATGTGCAGCACCTTCACCTCCACGTGCAGGCCTCGATAGGCTGCCTCGCGAATGGCGTGATTGAAGATCCGCATTGACTCGCGCAGGTTGTCGGCGGCTTCACGTTGCTCTTCTGTAACTGTTACTGTCATGGCTCGGTTATTCCGCGCACCGTCGGCGGCGTCAATGGCGACTGTGCCTCATGGCGCGACTTCCATTCCGGCTGATGCTCAGAGCAGAACCAGTGCGGCTCCGCCCGACCGACTGCGAAGCCGAAGCTGCCCCATCTCGTGCAGCCCGGATGCTCGCAGTAATGGACATACGGTCCGGGTTCGTAGTGAGGCTTCGCGCCCAGTTCGTCACTCAATGACGATCTCCTGTGGTCGTCCTCCCCAATTTTGGGGAGTTCGAGCATCGGTTGATTGTTCTTCTTTTGTTCTTACATTATTTCATCGCCATGGTCGAGACAATTGGCGAAGCATTCAGCCTCGGTTGGCAACTCAAAGCACGATGTGCCTTCGGCAATCGTGAGGGCATGAAGTCGGTTCGCCAGTGCACTTGGACCTATGATCTCGACATGCTGACGCTGGTTGCAACGCGGGGCAGGGACTTTCCGCTGGCAATGCTTGCCAGTCGCCTTCGCTGCCCTCGGTGTGGATCGAGAAGGGTGGCCGTCGTGTTTATGCCACCGATCGAGGGTGGTAGACGGCGAGGGGCGGCATAGACCAGTCCGCCTAGCCTATTTGCGCAGCTATTGCGGCTCCACGCGCTGCATTACGATCTCGGCAGGACAATCGGTGGAGAAATGGCATGCACTATCGCCAAAAGCGGGCACAGCGATCGCTGCTATTTCGAGCGCCTGGACTGGTGGTCGCGGCACTCGCTGTTGGTACATCTGGCGGCGTGGCAGCTCCCGATTTCATCGCCGCGTGGAATGACTTCTCGGTGGCTGGGTGGTCCTGCGATATCAAAGGAAACATCAGCGTCAGCAATGGGGAGAAAATCTATCACCTCCCCGGGCAAGAATACTACGATGCGACGAGTATTGACCGCAGGTACGGCGAACGCTGGTTCTGCTCTGAAGCTGAGGCCCGTGAAGGCGGATGGCGTAGGGCGTATAGGTGACCTTTTTCGGCGTCATGCGTTAGATTTGCGTGGCAAGAACAAAATCGAAAAAACCGACCGACAAGCCGCCGCCGCATCCTATGCCGGCACGCGTTGATCCATGCCTGGCGATGCTCGTCGACAAGCCACCGAAGGGGCCGGACTGGGCCTTTGAGGTGAAATGGGACGGCTACCGCTTGGCCGTTCACGTCGAGCAGGGCAGGGTACGAATAATCACGCGCGGCGGCTACGACTGGACGCCCCGCTTTGCCTCTATCGCGGCCGAGGCGCGGCAGCTCGGGCACGCGACCATGATCCTCGATGGCGAGGCAGTGGTGCTTGACGCCCAGGGGCGGTCAGATTTCGGCATGCTTCAGCGCGCCCTCGGCAAGCGACCGAGCCTGCAGGATCCCGGTGAAATCCTCTTCTTTGCTTTCGACCTTCTCTATGTCGACGGTTGGGACCTGCGTCGACTGCCGCTTCGCGAGCGTCGGTGGCTGCTCGAGCCAATCATTGCCGGGCGTGAGGGTGCCATCCGGCTTTCGGAAGAGGTCGAAGCGGATGGAGACGAGTTCTTCCGCGTTGCCTGCGCTCATGGACTCGAGGGCATCATCGCGAAGCGCCTGGATAAGCCCTACCGTTCCGGTCGAACCGACTGGTGGCAGAAGATCACCTGCACGCGCCGCGACAGCTTCGTCATCGTCGGCTATGAGCCGTCCGTCGTGCCTGGGGCAATCGGACGCTTACTGCTAGCGGCGAGGAAAGGCGACGAACTTGTCTATGTCGGCGGCTGCGGTACCGGATGGAGCCGTCAGGAATCGGTGAAGCTCCGCGAGCTGCTCGACGAGATCGTGACGAAATCGCCGGCGGTGAACCTCAGGCGCAAGGCTGCGGTTTTCGTGCGGCCCGTGCTCATCGCTGAGGTCGAGTATCGCACCTGGACCGATGACGGGAAGCTGCGGCACCCGTCGTTCAAGGGGATCAGGGAGAGGGAGGATGATGCGGGGGTGTTCGAGTTGAGATAACAGAGGATCCCCGGCTTTCCGAAGACAGTGAGAAGCACGTGTCGTATAGGGCGATCTCGAGATCAGTGCCATCCCTCGTCCAATTGACAATGGCGAAGACACCGCAGCTATGCACCATACGCCAGTGTCGTTTGGATGGACCACCTGAAGGGACAGTTGCGGTTCCGATCTACCTCTGGGATTGTCTCAAAATCAACATTGAAGAAAGGCGGCTGTTGACCGTCGCAAAGCATAACAAGTAATTCTTCGTAGAACTTCAAAATGTTCTGCATGCAGGCTTCGAAGATTTCTAAGACGTTCTGCGGACTTGCCATATTGTATTCGGGATGAATAAATCGCCAGGTGGGGAGCCGAATTCCGCGGTGCGGCTCAAGGGAAAAGTTCGAAGTCTCCACGTAGCGGTCGTTTTTTGGGTGTTCGATTGCGGTCCGAATGTCAATCCACGCCTTAATCCACTTTTGATCCCGGTTCAGCATCTTCGTAAGTTCGCTGTCGAGGCCTCGTGAAGCCGCAGCCCAATCAATGGCCTTGTGAAAATACCCGGCCGGGATGTTCGCGTCAGTGAGGATCGGGAAGAGGTCAGAGACCTTGTATATCGCTCGCTTCACCTCGGTTACAAAGGAACGGAAATCAATATCGAAGTAGGGGATTATCGGAAGAGCCTTGGGACTAAGACCTTCCGTATAGCTCGAGTAATCCGCTTCGATGATCTCCATTGCTTGGTCAATCTGATCTGAAATTCGTCCCAGTATTACTCGCAATGAGACCAGCGAATTCATAAGCTCCCAAGCGACGTCTATGATTTCCGACGCCTTTGGGGACCCTTTTCCGAAAACAAGCGATGCGATTTCCAACGATTGAAGTATGGTTCTGGCGACGAACGGATCTCGGGACCCATGAGGCAGATGGATACTCTGCTCAATTGGGGCATCTGGCAGCTTCCTCTCCGGATCGAGCTCGTCTTGTGTTCTTATCCTGAATATTTTCTCCAGGGTGACCGCAAACAAGCCGTTCTTTCTGCCGATGATCTGCTGAATGCTGTCACCTTCGTCGAGCGACAACTGAATGCCAAATGAGGCGTCGCGGGGGTGTTGAGGCATTTGTGTTCGGTTCGCGATTAGATTAGTGGGCAGAGCGCGCGAGGCAAACGGGTGAGCGTCCGCGAGACTGGCGGACCCGGGTTATTCAGCTCTCGACGACCTCGTATTCCCGGCCATCTAACCCGAGATCGCGAGACGTCAATACGATATTGAACCGCTTAAACACGCCGAAGAATTCATCGAGCGAAAGCTCCACGTCTACCTCTTTGAACCGAAGAGTATCCGCTGACGTAATTTGGGTATTAACATCATCGTAGCCAGTGCCGTCGGCAATCACAGCCTGAATCCACGGCTTATCGAAACTTTCTCCGCTGTAAAACTTGATGGCCACAACGAAAGACTTGTCGTCTATCAAGCCCTTGGTTAGCAATAAAGCCCGAAACCAAGGGTCATGGCCTTCGTCTGCTGCTGCCGTTCCTTTCCAGTCGTTGTACTGAACTCCAGCCTCAAAGACTTCCATCAATCACTCCTTCGTTGGCGCCTGCGCCAGGCTTGTTTCAACCGCAGATGGCTGCGACATGGTTCTCATGCTGTGATTTGCTTGTCTAGCCGGAGGGGCGCGGCTTGCGACCCACATTGAAAAGCAAGTGGGAGTGACGCCGCAATATGCGGCAGCCTCCCTTCTGCCGATGAGGCGAGGGGAGTCATTCATCGCTAGCCTTCCTGGTACGGCGGCGCGACTTCCACATGCCTAAGTTCTCCTTCCCGTCTGGCGCAGCGACCGAGAAACCAGCCGTTATGCCGAAATACCCTTCATAGAATTTACGCACCAGCGGCACTGGCCGGCCGTCGTGCAGCGGATCGATCCGCGGAAATCCCTTCTTTTCAAGCTGGGGAATGACCGCCTTTACCCACATCGGGGCACGATCCTTGCCGACGATCGCGATGGCGAGTTGCTGGTCGGTGGCGAAGAGTGGCAGCTGGGAGAGAGGATCGATAGTCACTTTAAGGCGCTCCCTCGACCTCGTTGGATAATCGGCTCTGCCAATGCCGCCATTCTTTATTCATGGACGCGCCCTTTTCTTGCGAGCCTTCTGGAGGATGGACAGTGCGGCAGGCCCGGTCGTTATTCTTGTTAGGTGCGCGCGCCTCTCCGATTTCGTTTCTTCCTCGAGTAGCCGCGGAACGTCGGAAACATGGATGAGCGGCGATCTGCCAATCTTCTTGGCCACGCCGATTCGCCTAGCTTTCTCCCACACCGTGCGGGCAGAGATGTAAACGCCGCTTGATTCGGTGATGCGCCGCGCGATTTCTTCCGGTGTGAGGAGGCTGTCTAGAAAGTCATTGTCGGTCATGTTCGAGCCATCCATCCCCTTTTCTTAGCCAGGCTTTCCAAGCGTCGACGCTCTTTCCGTTCAGATGTCCAATAAGCCGGATCTCGATTGCTATGATCCAGCGGTTCTTCGTCCTTCCATTTCTCGACTGCCGCCTTTGTTGCCTCGCGCAATTCCTTGTTCTTGGCATTGGTGGCTTCCCATTTCGACCGACCGGGGCCCTTCCTTCTGGCGGTAAGTTTCTGGATGGCCTCGTAGAGCCTCAGATCAGAGACATGCGCTTTCACAGTCGGAAGCTTCGGCACTTTTGGCGGCTCGCGCAGAATCTGCCATAAGGCCAACAGATCACGTTCGGAGAACAGGTAGTTGCGGCCTGAGCGGGAGCACAGGCCATGTTCTTTGCCAAGCTTGATCACACCGCGATTGGTCAAGCGAAGGCGCTTCGCAGCCTCCGCGGCGGTGTAGATTGTATCGAACTGAACGGTTGACGACATGGCCACCTCCATCACGAGAAAACACATTGCCGCCGGCACGAATGCCGACCGCATTAGCATGTCTCCTCTAGTGTGGTGGTGCTTGCGGTTGGTGAGGCCGCGAATTGGAAGCTATTGAGGCGAGATTGCGCGGTCAAGCTCGAAAGAGAGCTCGCAAGCGCAAGTCTTTGACAAATTTGTTAGGTTTGACGATCGCGCAGGCGGACACCCGGGCCTCCGTCGCCAGAATACGGCCCATCTATGAATAGGACGCCATGGTCATAGAGAACGCGCACCACTGCCGCGATGTTATTGGCCATTCCTGTAAGCGGCCCGTCGCTTGCTTCCATGCGGCGCAGCGTCGGAGCCGAAATATTCGCCAAGGCGGCGAGATCCACCTGCCCTAATCCAGTCAGAGTACGCGCCGCAGCCAGTTGGCGGCCGGTGATTTGATTAATATCGCTCATTGTGATTAATTCCGCTTGACACGCCGCTCGTGGTGAGTAATTGTTAGCGCATTGAGCGATATTAATCAACACGAGGAACCCGAAATGACTGCTCACGTTCGCCCCGAGACCATCGAGAGAATTGCACTTCCGCGCCGGCTGGTCGGCAGAAGACCCAGCTACCGCTTCGGAATTGGGCAAATGGTAGCGAGCGGCGACATGCTCGCCATCGTTACTGACAGAAGAAGAACCGTTGCAGGAGGGGAAATGTACGACGTGCAGGTGCTGGGCGCCAACTACGGCAGACCGCACCGCACTTTTCTCGGCAGCGCCTTAGTCGCCGTAAGCTGA